CCAACATCTATGTTGTGAAAGATCCTGCAAATCCTGAGAACGAGGGTAAGACATTCTTGTTCAAGTATGGTAAGAAAATCTTTGACAAACTCACTGCAGCAATGCAACCTGAGTTCGAGGATGAAGAGGCAATCGATCCATTCGATTTCTGGCAGGGTGCTAACTTTAAATTGAAAGCTAAGAATGTTGCTGGATACCGTAATTATGATTCAAGTGAGTTTGCTGCTGTATCACCATTATTAGATGATGATGATGCAATGGAAGCGATTTGGAAGAAGGAAGCATCTCTTTCAGAGTTTGTTGCTCCTACTCAGTTCAAAACTTACGATGAACTTAAAGTTCGTTTAGAGTATGTTCTTGGTAAGAGAGGTGCAAGACCAGTCGCTCAAGATATAGAAGTTGAGGATGAAGAGTTTGAAACAACTCCTGCAGCTAGAGAAACAGTATCTTCTGTAGCATCATCTTCAAGTGAGATCGAAGATGACGACACATTGTCGTATTTCCAAAAACTTGCTGAAGATTAGAATACAGGGAGGGCGACCTCCCTTTTTTTATGGCATTGATATATTTAAGTTTTCTGTCTGAACTGTAGTATCATTTACAAATTGCGATGACTTCCCGTATATCATTATATCTCTGAAATCATTTAAAAACTCTTGTAGGAATTCATTTTTTAAAACAAAGATAAATCTTTTATCCTCATTTAGTTTTGTTTCGTGTTCATAATTACTAACACCAGTTCTTACATTCGTCCCTGATTTTGTTTGATATGATGATAACACATTGTCATAATATTTAACTGTAAAATCAGCATTAACAACTTTACCTTTAGGAAGAATTAAATGACCTTCACTATCTCTGATTTCTTTTGTAACGTAATATCTTACATCATTTAAATTACTTCCATATTTGTTTTCTGAATAATTAAAAATTTCAGAGGGATTTAATGGCCATTCATCACGTATATTTACGATACCTGCACAGGTGACAACCACCCAATCTAGTTCAGCAGATCCATATAAATCCTCTGCCACGTTATCAGGTCTGTGACCCATAGGAATCTCATACTTATTAAATAATGTTAAAGTATTTTGAAGATCCTCTCTTAACTTAACTCTACGAAAAAAGTTTTTTACTTGAATAAACTCAAGAGATGAATTTTTATCACTCAAAAATGAAGGGTAATTTATATTTGGTAATTCTCTAAAATAAGCCATTAGAATCCTACTCCATCTGCAAAGTCATAATCAACATCGTATATTGGTTCAAGTTCTTTGAATGATAAATCCATAGTCATCGATATTGGTGTTGCATCATCATAAGTTGCATAAACACCTTCACCCGTATAGTTAACAGATATATTTGTTAAGAAACATTGTTTAAATTTATGTAAGAATGGATGTTCACCTGCTCCTTTTTTATATCGTAGTTCAAATACACTTGGAGTTTTTAAGAATATACCTGACCCACCCACAGATCCAGTGTTCTTTGTTTTAGGTGCCATATTTAATTTAAACATTCTTATGATATTTTTTACCTCTAACGCTTCTTCAGGACTTCTTGGAGTCATTTTAAATGAAAAATTAAAATTTCTTAATGTAGGCCCATTGAAAAGCAGTTCCATATTAGGATTAAATATTTGACCTGTTTGTCTTGCTAATAATTGTGCTGCAGATACGTTACCTCCAAGTGCACCTAATGCAGAAGATGTTGCTTTAGCGGTAACAAAATCTGACGCAGCATCCATTATACTTGCATCCACACCCACAGCACCTTTCATTTCTTTGGACATTTTATCTTTTGCTGCTTCCACACCGGCTTTGTCTTTACCTAACATACTTGATATGATTTCACCACCACCTTCAATTCCCGATCCAATCACACCTGCAGCAGCACCCATGAGAGTGTTCATTTTACTCTCACCATAATCTACAGCATTTCCATCTTGAATATTTGATGGCATTTGTAATATAATGCTTCCTAAAATTTTTGTTGCTTTATCTCTTGTTCCCTGTGGCCCAATACGTCTAGATCCGGGTGTGCCTACTAAACTTCCACCACCTCTTTCTTTGACACTTTGATATTCAACAATCGTAAACTGTAAGTAATCAGTAGACTCTGTTAAAGCTTCCAACGGGTATCGAAATCCACCAGATTTAAACTTTGTAGTTATGTTATTTTTGTTATTATTGAATAAACCGAAAACCATATCTCTTTTTTTAACTATTTAGACGCATTCTTCCAAAAGGAAGAGCTTGAAGGTCAGTTATCTCCTCCGGATAGACACGATATGTGCTTCCAACCACATTGGAAAATGAGTATGACCTTGAATCTCCATGATGAAAATTAGTTCCACGAAACCCCCATGAGAATACATCAGTGACTGCAACCAAAGGATGTGCATCAAATCTACCTACAGATGACGGTTGATAGGAAAATATAAAGAATTGACCAACTTGTGGTGCTGATATTGAATCATTAACTACTTCACTAATCTCCACCATCAATTCATCTGGATCTTCGATCCCTATTAATTTGTCTAATACTGGACTGATACGGTTCATTTGACTCCAAGTTCATCCTCTGTCATCACCTTAAATTCATATAAACGATCTTGACAATATTCAACGGCAGCTTTCCATTTTGCTTGATTACGAGCATACTCATATGCTTCGCGAAGATATCCTTTCGTTTGTCTTTTTGGTTTGACAGGTGGTTTAAGTTGTTTTTTGGGTTTAACTTCAATTATATACTTTTTTATCTTGCCAGTAGTCTCTTTTAATTTTACATAAAAGTCTGGAAAATATCGATGCACTCGATTATCGATTGGTGAACGATAAGGAATAACTATCTCTTCACTCCCCCACTCAAGTATATTCTCATTCAAATCACAGTAAACCATAAACTTTCTCTCCCAAAGTGAACGGTAAATGATGTTTGATGGGTTTCCTTTATACTTTTTGGGGTATGAAGGTGAATATCTCCCTTTATATGACATAAATATATAAAAACAAAGTCATAAAGGTATTTAGTGTGTCACATGAAGGATTAGTTCAGAAAATAACCATGACTGATGCCAAACTCAAATTTGGTAATCTATCATTAAATAATCAATATCAAGTTCACTTTGCTGGATTTAATACAAGTATCATTAATTATTTAAGGAATAATTTAGGAATACTTAATGCAGATGATTTTATATCCCGTCAGATGGGTATACTATGTTTTGATGCATCTCTTCCTGCAAGTGCACTAGCTACTGCTGAAGTAAAGGATAATTTTATGGGTGTACCACAGGAATTTGCACACTCAAGACTTTATACTGACATTGATTTTACATTCTATATTGACAAGGATTACACACTACTGACAATATTTGAGGGTTGGATGGATTATATAACAAGTGGTGCAGAGACAGAGGTTGATGATCTACAAAAACCTTACTATCGTCGTTTGAAATATCCGGACACATATAAAGTGTCCTCAATGTACATTTCAAAATTTGAAAAAAATGCTGATCGTGGGATCACTTATCAATTTATAAATGCATTTCCTAAATCAATCACTCCAATACCTGTTACTTATGGTTCTGCTGATTTGTTAAAGGTGTCTGTAAGTTTCAATTATGATCGATATATAGTGAACAGAAAAGTAAGACAACCAAGCATACTCTCAACTTTATTCAATCTTTTTACAGGATAATATAGTAGACATACGGAAAAAAATGCTGTATAATGAGTATAAATAAAATACTGAATAAAATATCATGCCATTACCCAAGATTAATACACCAACTTATGAATTGACATTACCATCTAATAGAAAGAAAATTAGATATCGTCCTTTCTTAGTTCGTGAAGAAAAAATTCTGGTTCTAGCTTTAGAATCAAATGATCAAAAACAAATTACTGATGCGATTATTGAAATAATAAGTGATTGTTTAGTTACAAAAAATATTGATGTAACTAAACTCCCAACGTTTGATATAGAGTATCTTTTCTTAAATGTAAGATCAAAATCAGTTGGTGAGACAGTTGAAGTGAACGTTACTTGCCCAGATGATGGAGAAACTTCAGTTGAGACATCTATTAATATCGATGATATCAAAGTTAAGAAGAGTAAGAATCATAATTTAATAATCAAGCTTGATGAAAAATACTCAATGAAATTAAAATATCCAACTTTAGATCAATTTGTTGAAAATAATTTTGATTTTGAGATGGCTGAAGCGAAAGAATCCGTATCAGCAGCGATGTCTATGTTATCCACATGTATTGATATGGTATATGACGATGAAGAGAGTTGGGATGCTTCTGAAAGCACAAAAGAGGAACTTGATGAATTTATCGATCAACTCAACACTAAACAATTTCAACAGGTTGAAGAATTCTTCAAAACAATGCCTAAATTAAGTCATAAAATAAAGGTAAAGAATCCGAAAACCGGAGTTGAATCAGAAGTTATACTGGAGGGACTGGCAAGTTTTTTCAGTTAGGTATGGCTCATATGAGTCTAGAGTCATACTATAAAGTAAACTTTGCATTGATTCAGCATCATAAATACTCTTTGACAGAGATAGAAAATATGATGCCTTGGGAAAGGGATGTGTACGTGACTCTGTTGAAACAATATATTGAAGAAGAAAATTTAAAAGCACAACAACGTAACTCATAAATGGCACTACCAAAGATTGCTGCTACTGTAGGAAAAAAGGCCGCTAAAAAGGCGGTGCAGTCTGGTGCTGAAAAGGTAAAGAAAAAAGCAAAGTTGAAAGTTAGTAAACTTTCTGAAATGGCAAATGAAAAAGTCCAAGACAAATTAGGTGTAGAAGATGGTAAACTTAAGAAAAGAAGAGGAAGACCAAAAAAGTTTCAGACACTTGCTGAAGTACAGGCAGATATCAATCTTAGAGAATTAAAGAAAGCTCAAGAAAAATTAAAAAGAGAGAAGGAAAAAAATAAGGAATTAAAAAAAGCAAAAATTCAACCGGCAAAATTAGTTGCACCACCTGATGCTGGATTGGTGAAACTAGAAGAGAAAGTAAAGATTAATGCTGAGAAGATAACAATCATAAAAGAGATACAAAAAACACACCGAACTAATCATCAAAAAGAAAAGGCAGAAATATCAGAAATTAATAATGTATTATCCGGTATTGCTCAGTTTATTAGAGCAGATTATGAATCAAGAGTTAGTGATGCAGATAAACAAAATCAACAAGCAAGAGAAGACGCAGCAAAAGAAGAACAGTCTCAAAAGGAAAAAGATTTTGAAAAGACTGGAATGAAAGCAGGTGTTAGAATTGGTAAGATTGCAATAGGAGTAGTATCTCCTGTAAAAGGTGTTTTCCAAAGATTGATGGATGCTGTGGCTGCGATTGGTTTAGGTATCGTTGGAAGTGCTGCATTTAAATTTTTAGCAAGACCTGAAATTTTTGAAAAGTTACAGGGTGCATTTGATTTTATAGCAAAACATTTTAAATGGGTTCTTGGTGCGTTAGGTGCAATCGCCTTGATTGGAATTATTGCACCGATTGTTGGTGTTGCGTCTGCCATAGGAACTGTTATTGCTGCAGTCGCGGGTGCTGCTGTGATTGTTGCTAAGATTGCGTTGATCATAGGTGGTATTATATTGGCGATAAAAGGTGCCACTGATGTATTCAAATGGTTGCGTGGTGATATGCTTGGTGACTCAAAAGTATCAGATGCAAGAAAGGAAAATAGAGAAAATATGAAAGAACAAGGTGTTGAAAAGGCACATATAAGTGGTATTTTTGGTGAGAGATATCGTGTAGAGCGTGATGGTGAAATGGTGAAATTAAAATATAAAGAACTTACACCAGATGAACAAGCAATAGTTGATCAATTCAAGGCGAGAGATCAAGAGATCAAAGATCTCACCGCAGAAAGGAACGCAGAGAAAAA